CACTTAGTTGTGTACTATTGTGCACACCTTTGTGGACTTAAAAACTTTGATCAATATATGATCTTAGGTGACGATATCGTTATAAAAAACGATAAAGTTGCTGAGGCATATATCAAAGTAATTAAGGGTTTAGGAGTTGAATTATCTTTGCAAAAGACACATGTATCAAATGATACATATGAATTTGCAAAAAGATGAATTCAACCTAAACAGTCAAGAGAGATAACTGGACTTCCATTGGGAGGGTTGTTAAGAAATTTTAATAATCCAAATATAGTCTTTACTATATTATATGATTATTTTAAAATCAAAAACAACTATATTCCTTTTGGAGCCGATTCTTTAGTAGAATTGGTTAAGAAGATTTATCATAATCTTATTATTAATAAGAGAATTTATTCTCTTAATAAGAAAACGATAACATCACTAAAGAACTTCTCATTCATGTTAGATATAGTTTTTGGTTACTATTCATATGATAAATTAAGAAATTTATTTAGTATGAATATAACAAATGAAAGCTATATGATTCCTGATGAAAGGACAATCCTTTTAGAACTTAAAAGGATCCTTTCAAAGGGACTAACATCAAGAATTTTACAGATGAATTCTGCAATATTACAAACTCCTAAAAAGTTACTGGATAAATTTAATCCAGAAACTCAAGAGGATTATGATAAATTGCAGGATAATACTGTGTTCCTTTCCATCTACAACACAATATCTCGTTTTAGAAATATTAAATTAGAAGATCTTAATGATCTTCACAATATTTCTAAGGAGATTTGTGATCTTAATATTGAATCAATTTTCAATAAAGATAGAAACAAAATTCAATCTTTAATTGAAATTGGTAAAATATTAAAAGATGGATTTAAACTTGAAAACAATACTACTGAAGTGTATTATGGATCAGCTACTATAACTGATTCATATACACTTAATGGTATTGGACAGGTTCTAGTTCGTAATTTACGAACTAATAAACTGGATCAAGTGGTAAAAGGAACTTACATTAAACCACAAAGTGTGGTTGATATGTGAGCGAACTTTAAGATGTAATCTTCCTGAATAATAATAATATTATTATTCCCCTAAAACCAATAGGTTAGGGGGAGTTTAGT